GAACAGACGGGTTGAGTCCAACACTCAACACTATGCAGGGAGGGAATAGACAGCCGTTCATACCAGAAGATTCAAAGATAAGAAGACTAACCCCAACAGAGTGCGAAAGACTTCAAGGCTTTCTAGATGGCTGGACAGAAGGCGTATCAGACTCCCAGCGATACATAACCCTCGGTAACGCCGTTACGGTGAATGTTATCCGAGATATTATTTACCAACTAATAACTAAGTAATATAAACACATGAAAGCTAATTTAATTGTTGGAGATAGCCTCCTTTGTTTTCACGGTAAGTATAAAAATACTTAAACCCCTATTTCTGATAAGACATTGGGAACGTTATCAGGAGAACAGAATTATTTATTTACCATCTAAGATATATGAGTAAAGACATGAAAGAGTGGAGCGAGATTTTCGAGGAGCGGTTCAGACGTTCACTAATTGCCGGAACGATTGGCACATTTGAGAAAGTGGAGCTAACAAGACGGCAGAAGTTTAAGTTCAGAGTTAATAAATTACTCTCATACCTGACTCGTTATCAGATAGTAGATACTTGGAAAATACATGACGACTGTTACTAAAGACATAAAACAACAGATATTGTCGGGATGGAAAGAGAAATTCGTCGGGATAAACGGTGAGCTATACGATTCTACTAAATGGTACCCAGAGGAATTAGAAGCCTTCCTCTCCTCTGCTATAGACCGTGTGAGGGGGGACCGATGGATGGACAGACTAATTGAAGTAGATCGGGACGGTGGGGTTATTGATGTATGTGGTCTTTGTGGAAATGAGGGCTTTGTAGAAACAGAGGGTCAGGATGTCAGGTGTATCTGTCCGAATGGGGAACTTACCAACCTAAAGAGCGATTGATTCTGTCTATTGACAGTGTTATAATTAGTATATGAAAAAAGCTACAACAAAAGCGAAAAAGACAGTGAAAAAGGTATCAAAGCCTTATGAATTGTCACAAACACCACACGGAAAAGTTAACATGATTGTTAATGGACGCGTAGAAAACACATACTACAACATGGAAGAAGCTGAGAAAGCTGCCATGAAGAAGTATGCAATCTAAAGAGGAGTTAGAAAAATGGTACGAAGCCAGTGACCCTTGGCGTTATGAAAACAACAAGGATGATATTTATCGTAAATATAAGTTAATAAATCTATTGGCTAACCTCTGCCCAGGTGAATCTATTTTAGACATAGGAGCCGGGGAAGGCTGGGTAACAAAGGATCTACCTTATACCAACAAGTACGCTACAGACCTTTCAGATACAGCAGAGAGCCGTTTCCCAAAAGGAGTTGCCAAGTATGAAGACCAACAGGTAGACGTAACCCTAACAATGGGAACACTCTACGAACAATACAACCATGAGACTATTGCCCAACAGATTAAAGATACAAAAGCAAAGTTTGTTGTAGTTGCAGGAATAGAGGATTGGTTAATTGATTACGACTTTGGCAAGCAAATACATACAGAGACATTTCCTTATAGAGAATATGAACAAAGAATTACAATATATGAGACTCGTACATAACATTGGAGACACCCAGCACTCTAATTACAACACCAGGAGCGAGATTCTGGCCTGTGACGAGCCTTTAGGCTTCGATGGTGTATATCTTAACGTTTACGAGAACCAAGACACCTTAGAGGACAAGACAGGAGTTTTCTTTGTAATGGGTAACTACATGGGAAAAGATAACGAGTTTGACCTAATGCACGCCCCCAACCTAGAGGAATACTGCACATGGAAACAGATTAACGAGATGGTAGACAAGTATGACTTTGATATTGGCTGGCATACATACTCTCATCCCGATCTAACTACCCTGACTAAAGAGGAGATCATGTTGGAGATAACCCCACCATTCCCCATGAAATACTTTGCTTATCCCTACGGTAAATACAACAAGTTAGTTATTGAATGTGTAGAAGAAGCCGGATATGAGAAAGCCTGGAGCGTTACACAAGGAGATGAGGAGCCTTATACGTTAAGACGAGACTATATATGACTTTAACTGTAATAATAGCCAGCTATAAATATGGACATCTAGCAGGTCACGCTATTGATACTGTTATTTCACAGTCACGAAAAGCTGATCAAATCTTGTTTGTAGATGATGGGATAGGAGACTGCAACCACTTACCAGAGATATACCCAGAGGTTAAGTTTACTATGAGAGAAGAAAACCTTGGAACGGTAAAGAACTTTCAAGATATGCTGGAGAAGGTAACAACTACTCACTACATGATTCTAGGAGCTGATAACTGGTTACGACAAGATGCTCTCGCAATTTTAACTGAAAAGGAATCTGACATCATAAGCTACGACATAGCTGTTGTAGGGGAGTATGCCAGAGAGTTTGGTAAAAGAGTTAACGCACCTAAACACCACGAGTTTTATAACTGGTCACGTAAAGATCAACATCATGGCTCTATGATCTGGAACACAGAGAAGGCCAAGGAGTTTGGATACACTAAGGTTCATAACGAAACAGTCAAAACCCTTGAGGATCAAACGCTTTACGACAATATGATTAAGGCTGGAGCTAGATATTTACACATAGCAGAACCTTTGCTTTATTACCGGAGACATAGAGAGAATCATAATGGCGTATAATAAATATATAAAGGAGTATAACGACAAAGGTATCACTAGGATACCTGGTGTTTATACAATGGAAGAGATGGACATCCTCAAGAAAGAAGCATATACCCTAACGCCAGATGGTATCACTGAGGCAGGTTATACACATAGATCTTTTGAGTATTCAGGTGATAAACCAGCTCTAGCCTTCTACCCAGCTATAGCAAATAGTTATTTCAATAAGATACGAAAAGATAAGAGAATGGTAGACATTGTGAAAGCTTTTATAGGAAATGACGTAAAACAAGTAAACAACCAGGTTTACTTCAGAGAGGCCGGAGACCAAGATGAGTTTGCATGGCATCAAGACATTGTGTTCAGAACACCAAGAGGACGTTTCCCTGGTGTAGAAGAGGGATACCTACAAACTATTCTAGTTGTAGACGACATGACTATAGATAATGGAGCTATAGAGTTTATAGACGGTTCACACAAAGAAGGAGAACAACATCTAACAAGCAATAAAACCTTAACTAGGATGCTTAGGCACTTTAAACGTCATGGGCTAGAAGGTACCAAATACACAGCCAAGAAAGGAGACTTACTGTTATGGGGCGTATTAACTGTTCACGGAAGTGAGGCTAATACAAGCGATTCAGACAGGATGACGTATATGAATGGATACTGTAAAGCAGAGAACTGTAAGGATTATCCGTGGTACTTACAAGATGGTAAGGTCCAAGATATCGACCCAGCTCTTATTCCATAGCATAATAAATATATGGATCTGAAAGAACAGATGGATAAACAGAATATCTACGATCAGAAACCTTGGTTATTCAAGCCTGGTCAGAGTGGAAACCCTAAAGGTAGACCAAAGGGTAAAAAGTCATTGAAGACTTACGCTAAGGAATACTTGCAGTCACTTTCTCCTGAAGAAAAGATGGAGTACTTTGAAGGTATGGATAAAAAGGTTGTCTGGGAAATGGCAGAAGGAAAAGCGGAAGCCAAGACAGATGTAACTACTGGAGGCGAAAAGATTAACAACGTAATAGTCTTACCTAACATTGACGATGCGGATAGCATGGAAACCACAACCGAAACAAGCGATAGCTCTTAAGTCCTATTGTGATGAGCTTCTCTTTGGCGGAGCCAGAGGTGGAGGGAAAACAGATACAGGTATAGTTAAACCTTTATATTTTATAGGTAATGCTTTGTTTAGAGCCTTAGTGTTGCGTAAGAACGCCACTGACCTTTCTGACTGGATAGAACGTGCTCAACGTATGTATCAGCATGTAGGTGGTGTATTAGTTGGAACAGAGTTTCGTTTCCCTAGTGGAGCTATCATAAGAACCGGACACCTAGATTCAAAGAACGCATACCAGAAGTATCAAGGACATGAGTATCAACTAATACTATTAGAGGAGTTAACACACATCCCTAGAGAAAAGGATTATGAGAACGTGAGAGCTTCCAACCGCTCAACTGTTAAAGACCTACGGCCTATGATGTTTGCTACTACTAACCCTGATGGTCCAGGGCATGAATGGGTAAAGGCTAGATGGGGAATACCAGACATTCCAGGTAACGAGCCTATTATCACCCATACGGAGAGTGGAGAGAAACGTGTCTTCATACCTTCTCGTGTCCATGACAACAAGATACTAATGGATGTTGACCCTGGTTATGTAAAGAAGCTGGAGAGCTTGCAGGATGAAGAAATGCGTAGAGCTTGGCTAGATGGCTCGTGGGAAGGCTTCGGAGTTGATGGTGCTTACTACAAGAACCAGATGCAGAAGGTAGACGAGGAGCAACGTATTATAAAGAACTTATACGATCCTATGCTACCGGTAGACACATGGTGTGACTTAGGTGTTAGGGATTCATTCTCTATTGGTTACTTCCAGTTTTACCGTAATGAGATTAGATGTATTGATTATGATGAGTTTGACGGTGAAGGTCTATCCTCTGCTATTAAACGAATGAGAGACAAGAAGTATACATATGGAACACACCACGCCCCTTTTGATATTAAAGTTAGAGAACTAGGAACAGGTGTCACTCGATGGGAGACAGCACAAGGGTTAGGTGTCACATATGACATCGTCCCAAAGACAGGTGTCCAAGACGGTATTGATATAGTCAGGATGAAACTAGGTAGGTTTGTGTTTGATGAGAAGAAAACAGAGGTGTTACGTTCAAGGCTTAAACGCTATCACAAGAAAGAGGACACAGTGCTGGGAGGTTTCAAGAAAGACCCTGTGCATGACATTAACTCTCATGGTGCCGATATGGTTCGTTACTGTTGTGTGACTAAGGAGCCAGATCCTTTCTTTAATCAGATGCAAGAGATACGTGTATACGAGGCTAGAGGTCGTGACACGTCCTTTGAGTAGTGTTATAATTTATTTAAGGCGGCATAGAATATTTCTATGCAAGACATACTAGGCGTTATACGCCAAGAAGTTCAAGACTATACAGACAACACTGTAGAAGTTGTCCCTGGTTACGACTTCGCTCAATACGACACAATCCAGAAAATACATCTTTACATTAGTTCCCGTTTCAAAAGTGGGGACACTTATAACGGACGGAAAAGAATCTTTTTCAATATAGTAAACCCTAGACGAGATACAGTTACTCGTTTCCTAGACATTAATACAAAGGACATACGTGTATATGAACTAAACGAGAAGTCTCACTTTGCAGCACCATTCCTAGAATATGAGCTGAAGAAGTTTCTAGTAGCAAATGACTTTGCAGCCAAACTCAATAAGATGGCTGAGAATGTCACTACATACGGAACGATCATACTTGAGCATAGCGATGGCAAGCCACAGATACGTGACTTGCGTTATATCTTTATGGACCCAACTGTTGAAACCATCAAAGAGAGTCGGTTTGTAATTGTTAAACACTTCTTCACAGCCCATGAGTTACGTGCACAGGTTAAGAAGGGATGGGATGAGCAAGCTATTGAAAACATTATTGACCGTAAGGCAAAGCTCGGAGATGCCAAGCAAAGCTATGTCGATGGTGGAAGCAAGAATAGCGTACAGTCTAGCTCTTATATCGAGGTATACGCTCGCTATGGTTATGTCTCAGAAGAAGTATTAACAGGCAAGTACAACGAGGACGCAGAGGAGAAGAAGTCTATTGTTATTGCAGCAGAACCTTTCCTAAAGGAATCTGACTCAGAAGGTAAAGCACACGATGCCGGAGAGATCCTATACAGTAGCGAATGGCGAAAGGGTTGGCCTTTCTCTGATTTCCACTTTCAAAAGATTGCAGGACGTTACCTTGGACTAGGTGTTGTCGAAGCCCTATTCCCAGCACAAGAAAGAGTTAATGAACTGGCTAACCAGAAGCGTATCTCAATGGAACTATCAACACTCCACCTGTTCCAGACCTCTGACCCTACAATACTAACCAACATGCTGAATGATGTTCAGAATGGAGATGTTATCAAATCAAGAGTACCTAACGCTATACAACCAGTAGCTAATGAAGAACGTAACCTAGCAGCCTTTAATCAAGAAGAAGACCGCTACGCGCTCCTAGCAGACCGTATTTCCTTTGCTAATGACTTACTAGCAGGTGGACAGATACCAACCTCTACAGCGGCAACCACAGCGGTCATACAGAACAACAATGCCTCAAGTGTTCACCTTTTCAAGAGACAGAATTACGCTAACTTCCTACGGGTATACTTTCGAGAGTTTGTATTACCCCAGTTAGTTAAAGAGATTAACACTGACAAGATAATCCGATACGTTGGAGAGAGAGACGTTATCGAGCAGATAGATGAGATGTTCACTAACCAGGTGGTCAATGAAGAGGTTGTAGACCAAGTATCAGCAGGAGAACAACCATCAATAGACACGGTTGAAGAGATCACCCAGGAACTCAAGACGAGTAACGCAAAACTAGGAGGTAAGAGGTTTGTTAAACGCCTCAAGGACTTTTACAAAGACAAAGAGTTTGAGCTAGACATCATCATCGACAACGAACAAGAGGATGTATCAACTATCGCAAACAACACCTTCCAATTCCTAACACTACTGGCACAGAACCCAGCACTTATCACCCAACCGTTAACTAAAGAGTTAGCAATGTCTTATGGTAAAAAGATCGGTGTTAACCCTGAGAAGCTAGAGATCGCAGCATCTAAGCAAGCAGCTATCCCAATAGAGCCAGAGAATGTAGAGCAACAGCAAGCACAGCCTCTACAGAAGCAGCAACTAGCTAAGGTCCAGTAGTATGGAGTGGCAAGACAAATTCTTTAACGATCCAGAATGGCACAAAGTAGAGGATGTCTTTATCAGACACATAACTCCACTAAGGGATGTCATGAGTATTGATACTAAAGGAGCAACACGGGATGAAGTCTTTGCCGAAGTACTAGCAAGACAGAAGAACATCACCATGCTTTATGGGCTCATGCAGGAAAAGAAGATGACACAACGTCAGATAAGCGATCCTGTTAGCTACGAATAGACACGCGGTTATGATTCCGTTCAAAAATCACTTATTAGGAGTTATGATTCTTACCAAAAATCATTAACCAGTTATCATTTCATGGAAAACGAAAATGACAATGTAGTAGAGGAAGTCGCTACTGAAACAGACATCCAAGAGGAAGTAGAGGAGAAGGACTATAAGGCTATGTTTGGCTCTCTTAAACGAGAGAACACAAAGATCCAAAAGGAACTCGAAACTACTAAATCTAACCCTATTAATAACCCTGATATTTTTGAGAAACTCGAAAAGCTCGAACTTTCAATGGCCCTAAAGGATTATGGCCTCGATCCCAATGATCAAGACATAGTAGATAGCGTTAAAAAGCTCGGGGGGGTAGAAAGTCTTAAAAACTCAGTAGTTCTAAAGGTTTTAACTGAAGAACAAAAGGTAAAGAAGGCAGAACAGGCGGCATCTATTGAAACTGGATCACAAGGTCGTGTCAAAGGGGCACGACTAAGTGACGCTGAGATCAGCAAAATGCCATCTGAAGACTACGAAGAGTATTTAAGAAAGATCGGTAAAGCATAAAATACATAATATATGGCTGGATCACTAACTACAGGCTTGTCAGCAGAAATGTCAACCTATTACGACAAAGTATTTCTAGAGCGAGCACAGCTTGCTTTGACTTACGACTTCGGAGCTAAGAAGAAAACTATTGCCGCAAACATGGGTAAGACTGTTTCTTTCACACGCCGAACACCACTAACGACTGCACCATCTGATGCTATTGTTACAGACGAAACATCAGCAAACAACGTAGAGATGACATCTACATCTGTCACTACTGCAATCTCTACATACTCTCGTTACACAAAGGCTTCACAGCTTTACGCCCTAACTTCTATTGACGAAGGCTTGAAAGAGCATGTCGAAGTACACGGACAAAACTCTGGTGAAGTAGTTGACACTATCGTTCGAGATGAACTAGCTGGAGGAGGAACTACAGTTGTAGCTAACAGCGTTGCTGCTTCAGCAGTTGCCGCTTCTGACACAATTGATGGTGCTGACCTTCGCGGAGTTTACCGAACACTATTTCTAGCTAAGGCTCCTAAGTTCTCAAACGGTATGTACCGAGCCATCGCTCCTGCATCTGTTAAAGCTGACTTACGTGCTGATAGCGAATGGTTGGACGCACAACGTCACGTTGAAAGTGGAGTAGGAAACATCCGAAAGAACATTATTGGTTCACTACACGGAATCGAGTTTGTAGAAACAAACAACGAGCTAGTAGTAGCTAATGGTGGAGCTTCTAACGTTGACCTATACACAACCTTCGTATTCGGAGAGCAAGCATATGCTATGATTAATCCAGCACAACAGCCTGGACAGCGTATCTTCGCTAAGAACCCTGGTGTAAACAGTACTGATAACCCTACTAACCTATTCTCTACAGTTGGATACAGCTTCCACATGGCAGCTAAAGTATTGAACTCAGCATGGTTGATTGAGTTAAAGTCTGCTTCATCATTCGGAGCTAATACCTAGTTCTGAATAGATCCTTTTATTAGGATTGTTTGTCACCCTTGCTACTCGTTATGGCTTGGGTGACACATAACGAGAATAATCTATGTTAATAACAGACTACGAAAAACACATCCAAGAGAAGGTAGACAAAGAGCTAACTATCGTCCCTCACTCCAATACAGACATAACCGATATAAAAATCGTGCTATGGAGAGGGTTTAATATCAGTATTGTATTACCGCCACTAAATATCTTTGATAAGGTAAATAAAGACTACAAAGACTTCGGAGGTTCACCATATAGAACAGTTGGTATGGCTGACAGAGACATTAAATCTAAATTAAAAGTCGTTCGTAAGAAAATGAAACTATATGAAACTGTGCTTGATTGAGACTCACTGGGGAAAAAGAGCAGATAAGCCAAAGGATGAGCAATATTCAGGTATTGGCTACTATCGCATTATTAAACCGGCAGAGTATTTAGCAGAGGCCGGACATGATGTTGATTGGTGGGCCAAAGATTTCTCTGACGCTATCACCAAGACTGACGAAGTATTACAAAACACTGTTGATTTCTTTACTGGATACGATGCGGTCATAATGAAGCCTACAGATAACTTTAATGCTGCTAAGGCTATTGTAGCGGCTCTGGATTATCTTAAAATACCTTTGATCACCGACTATGATGATAACTACCTGGAGATAGCTGAGTCTAACCCTGCCATAGAGGGAGGCTACAGGAAGGGTGACAAGGAACGTATGGTGTTCTTAACACTTATGTCCTTTGCTGATGCTATCTTTTGTTCTACTAAGCCCTTGGCTGATTACTATACAGAGGTCCAAAAGAAAATGGGTTTTGAAAAAGACATATTTGTCTTGCCTAACTGTAATGTTATAGAGGAATGGGAATATAGGAATACAGAGCCTACAGACAGAATTGTTATTGGTTGGCATGGGTCCATATCCCACAACGATGATCTAGCTATGGTCTTCCCAGCTATCCTAGATGTGATGAAGAAGAACGATAACGTCTATTTACTGTTGGTTGGTGGAGCTACTATCGAAACGCTAGAACCTATAGCCATGTGGCCCGATAGGATATTAGATCGTGTAGCAGCCATTAAAGGAACCCCATGCTGGAAGGGGTTTCCTGAGTACCTTATGGATCAGCCTTTTAATATAGGGTTAGCACCGTTGGTTGATGATGTTTTCAATAAAGGAAAGTCACACATTAAATGGATGGAACTCGCTATGAAGAAAATACCCTGCATAGCTTCTGATGTGTACCCTTACCGAGAGCCAGTAGACGGAACCCCAGCCATAGAGCATGGAGAGACAGGATATCTAGTAAAGACAAAAAAAGAGTGGGTCGAGACTCTACAGAAACTTATAGATGATAAAGACTTACGCAAGAAAATAGGAGATAATGCGTATAACGCTGTTAAGAAAGATTGGCAGTATAAAGACCATATCAAGAAGTGGGATAACGCCATCCAAAAGGTAGTCGAGGGGGCTAGGTAGCCTCGAAAGAAGCTGTGAAAGTTAGGTAATGCCGCCCTGCTAACTAACACTTTTATTACTAGCTCCCCCGTTTGCCTTGTGGTATAATTTGACTAAGGCGGCTAATAATCACTATGGTTTTTAGCGACACTGTTGATAATGCTGGATTAGTCCAGGATTCTGAATTTATACTAGGAGTAACAATCTCATCTACTGGAGACTACAATATTAAGGACTACGCACGGAACTCTAACCGTGCTCTTGATCGTGCAACACAGGTAATTATCACCTCTGATGGTACATGGGAGTTTGATGACAACAACCAGACCGACATGCCTATTGCAACAACTAACCTCGTTGCAGCACAGCAAGACTATACAATGGCAGCTACTCACCTTGAGATCAGCCGTGTAGAGGCTAAGGATGCCGCAGGTAATTGGCGTAAACTACAACCTTTCGATCAATCAGACCTATACGATCAGTCTTTAACTGACTTTAATAAAACAGATGGTGACCCTCTTTACTACGATAAGATGGGAGAGAGTATCATGCTCTACCCAGCACCTCTTGCAAACGTAACAGCAGGACTCAAGATATGGTTCACCCGTCCACCTTCATACTTTACAGATGCCGGGACAGATACAACAAAGGAGCCAGGCTTTGCTTCTATATTCCACCGATACGTTTCAATTTCAGCATCCTTTGACTTTGCCTTTATAAAGAGCTTCGAGTCTGCACCAATACTCAAGCAACAGATCATCAACATGGAGGAGGATATGCGTAACTTCTACAGTCGCAGGAACAAAGACGAAAAGATTACATTGAAAGCTCGACCATCTAACTACGAATAGTATGACTACTTTCACTAACGGAACAAAGACAGCAAGCTCATGGGCTAACGAAAGCTCTAATGCTTCTTCTTTTACTAATACGAGCAACTCGGGGGATGAATACGAACTAGAAATAGACGCTGGGGCTAACTTTATTGAGATAGATTCTGTTGGAAACTTTCTCTTGATACAAGACTCTACGTTTTCAGTAGAATGGAGTAACTTAGCAAAATCATAATATGGCAGACTACACAGGTTCATCAAGACCAGACGAATTAGAGGCACTAACAGCACTAGATGATGCTGATCTACTGGTTGCTTTCGATAATAGCGATGCTGATAGCAAAACAAAAAAGATTACCAAAGCTAACTTTGTAGCTGATCTAGCAGATGAAACTCAGACATTAACTAACAAAACTATTGATGCCGATAACAATACTGTTTCAAACATTGGTGACGCTGAAGTTAAGAATGATATTAACGCTGATAAGATTGGAGCTGGGACTTTACTCCACGAAAGAGGAGGGCTAGAGGCTGACATATCGGCCTATGCTGGCTTGATAAAGATAACAGGTGGTACAACGTCACAAGCGGTAGCAGGTACCGACTACGCGGCTGCTACACACGCCTCACGCCATGAGAGAGCTGGAGCTGATGAGATAGATGGAGATCACCTTGATATTGACTTTACACCTAGTAATTACACACCCGCAACTACACCTGCCGAGGCTGCCGACGTTAACGACTTGGCTGCTCACCTACAAGGTATTGATACTGCGATAGGCTCATCATCCACAGCTACAATTAATTGGATTATGCCTCTACCTGGGAACGCTATTGCTGGTTCCATAGCGGAGAAGACATTCACAGGGAATACAACAATGGTCGTGAGCTCTTTTATACTACCTGCCGCAATAACAGTTGATGAAATTGGAATTAGAGTATCAGGAACAACGGGAACAGATGGGGTACTAAGTCTAGCTGTTTACTCAGAGGATGGTCAGACAAAACATATAGATGTTGATACTGGAACCATTGGTGATACTAATCAGAACGAGTTCACCGCTGTTTCGGC